GGCTGGTGCTGAAGCGGCTCATGGGAGATGCCGCCAGCAACGGCAGCGTCCAGAAAGTCGAGAACAACCGTTTTGCCCGTGCCGATCTGGAACGCCGCCTGCTGATGATCGACGATGATATGGACATGAACGCCCTGCCTAAAACGAATTATATTAAGACCATTGTGACCGCCGAAGCCAAGCTAGACTTGGAGCGCAAAGGTGTCCAGAGCTACCAGCGGGACATTTACGCCCGGTTCCTCTGCTTCGGCAACGGTGCGTTGACCTCGCTGTATGACCATTCGGACGGTTTCTTTCGCCGCCAGCTTATCCTGACCACTAAGGACAAGCCTGCTGGACGTGTAGATGACCCTTTCCTTGTTGAAAAGATGTGCGCCGAGTTGGAGGGCATCCTGCTCTGGTGTCTGGAAGGGCTGCACCGGCTGGTGCAGAACGATTTCCGCTTCACGGTCAGCGAACGAGCCGCCGCCAACGTGGACACCATCAAACGCAGCAGCAACAATGTCATCGACTTCATGGAGTCCGAGGGCTATTTCCGCTTCAAGGCGGACTACTCCATCAGCTCCAAGGAGTTCTACGACATTTACAAGCAGTGGTGCGAGGACAATGCCTGCCACAGCGTGTCTGCCATCCGTTTCAGCGCAGAACTGCGCCAGAATGACCGCCGCTATAACCTTGAAGCCACCAACAACATCTACCTGCCCGGTGGCCGCAGGGTGCGCGGTTTTGCATGCATCGAGCCGCTTGTCCACCCCTGCCCGTAAAAAGTGCATTTTTTCATGGAAGAAGTTCGTACAACCTGTACGGTCTGTACTTGTACGCACCCGTACGGCGAATTGAAGCAAATTAAAACGTGGTATCGTTTATATTTCGGATTCCTGTACGTCGTACAGACCGTACAGGTTATTTGAAGTCCGTACGCAATTTTTTCAGATGCGTACGGAGCAATCAAGTTCGCATTGTGCGAACTTGTCGGGGCGAGGCCCCTCCATCTTGCTGGCGCAAGACCGTTCGGTCACTTAAAAGCCCCACTGGGGCTTTCATTGCTTCGCAAACGTGAACTCGATTAACTCTCCCGCAGGAGACGTTCCCCCTCGGAGAGTCCTCGAAGAGCCCACTACACTTTGCAGCCCATAGGGATGAAAGTGTTATAGTGGGTTATTACACTTCCGAAGAAGTGCATCTTCGTTCCCGTCACCTTCCTCTGAACCCCAAAAGGAGGGATGCCCTTTGGCAAGAAATGATGGTATTGACCGCACAAGTGTCCGAAATCTCGCCGTTTCGGACAAGGCCGTTGGCAACACCCAGCAGCACAATGAACGTGAAAAGGACAGCTATCGGAACCCCGATATTATCCCCCAGCGCACCGCATGGAACGTCCATTTCAAAAAGCCTACCGCCAGCTACACCGACCTGTTCGCCCAACTGGAAGCCGCCGGAACCATCTCCACGCGCGGCCTGAAACCGGATGCCACCCACTACTGTGAGCTTGTCTTTGATGTCAACTCGGCCTACTTTGACAACCACGGCGGCTATGAGTTCGCCAAGCAGTTCTATGAGGATGCCTACAAAGCAGCCGTTCAGATCGTGGGTGGTGAGCAGTATATCCTCTCGGCAGTCATGCACGCCGATGAGATCAACCGCGCCATGACCGAAGCATTAGGCCGGGAGGTCTACCACTACCATCTTCATGTGGTCTATGTGCCTGTGGTGGAAAAGCAGATCCTCTGGTCGAAACGCTGCAAGGACAAGGCACTGGTCGGCACCGTCAAGGAGACTGTCATGCAGGTCAGCCGGAGCAAGAAGTGGGCATCCAAACCTCTGCTGGACGAATCGGGAAAGCCTGTTTTGCAAAAAAACGGCAAGCCTATCCTGAAGAAGTCGTACAGCGTCTTGCAGGACAACTTCTTCAATTTTATGCGCGCTGCCGGGTACACCGATATAGAGCGCGGCGAACGTGGCAGCACCGAAGAACACCTGACCGTCACCCAGTTCAAAGTTCAACGGGAGCAGGAACGGCTGGACAGCCTGACCGCCCAGATTGACCAGAAAGAGCAGCACCTCACCCAAACCAACAAAACCCTCTCCAAGACCGAAAAGGAACTTGCCGCTGTGCAGAAAAAGGCCACGCTCACAAAAGAAGCCCTCATTCATGCGCGCGATCTGGATTATATCGGCAAGCGCACCTTTCTCGGTAACTACTCACTGACCGAAGAAGAATTCTCCAAGCTGAAAAACAGGCCGACCACGGCTATATGATGGATGTGGAGAACCGCCGCTTGAAAGAAGAACTTTCCACCGCCAAGAAGGAAGCTGCTCATTGGGGTCAAAAGTATCATGAACTCTGGTATGAAGTGAAGCCCTATCTGGACGCTCTCCACCGTGCGCCCGAACTGGTGCGCGGCTTTCTGGAAAAGATTCTTGCCCCCAAGCAGGAGCGCACCATGAATGTGCAGCAGAAAAACCGCAAGCGTGGGCAGGATATGGAACTTTGATTTTCGGAGGATACCATTTGAACAAAAAGAAGAAGTCAAACAAATCCGGCTACCCGGATGAAGCAATCAAGACCCTTGCGCGTTGCTTTTATCCCTCCATGGTTGAGTTTTTCAACAGTGAGGAAGGCCAGCGTGAATATGAGGAATGGCTGAAAGAGCAGGAAGCACTACAAGCCTTGCCTGTTGCCGCATAAAAACAGCAGGACGCTCCCAGAAAAGGGAACGCCCTGCTTTACATAGATGTTTCTTACCGGGGTGTGTCCGCTTGGGCACACCTCTTATTTTTTTGCCCTTAATCTTCTAGCCCATGGCTCCCGGCTGCATTTTTCAAATATTCCTCCGGGTCACCGTTCAGAATCAAATCGGCATAGCCCAGCGGGTCATTATAGATGAGATAATCCAACTCCGACCTCTGCGCCATGGTCACGTCCAATTCATCCTCGACCCCGGTGCAGTCGATGGAAATTTTTCTTCCATCCCGGAGCAGCAGCTCCACGCAGTCAGTATCCATGTTGAACTTGCAGGCTCTTTCATCGTACTTCATAATCATACCCTCCAAATCTTGTTATTGGCTTACGCTCTACGACAAGGCATCGGAGGTTTGCGCCGTCCACGGGAGCCTTCATTGTTGTACCCGAAGAAAACGAAAAATCCGAACCCTTCTCCAATCGGAAACAGGTTCGGATTTTTCTTGTTTGGTGGAGGCGATGGGAGTCGAACAATTAAATTTGATATTGCTACGTCAAAAACAGGGTGCATTATGGCTCTATCACTTTGCATTTGCGCTTGTTGTGCGACTTGCAAAATATCCACTTGTGCTAGGGTACAAAAAATAGTGTTACCAGAAATGTTACCAAAATCAGCCCTGCGCTTTCTGAAAAGCTGCTGTTGTTGCGGCTGCCAAATCTTCACGCTGACCCTGCAATTCATGCCGGTATACACCGGATGTGTCCATGTTCTTGCTATGGCCCACGAGCATCTTCAGCTGGCTGTCAGTCAGGACGCTGGATTCGACACTGACAAAGGTGTGCCGCAGCTCGTAAAGTGAAACTTTCGGCTCAAGCCCGTTTGCTTCCTGATAGGATTCCCAGCGACGATAGAGCGCGTGTTCTGACGGGATCTGAAACAGCGGGGTATTGTAGTTCAGAAGTATACCTTGAGCCTTCAGAAGCTGCACCTGTGCCTCGTATGCCTCGCGAGCTTCCTTGCCCATGTCAAAAGAGCGGATTGCGTTTTCGTTTTTTCCGGTAGTCTGTTCCCGGTGCACGTTGATGCTCCGTCGAAGGTTGACCGTGTTCCCTTTGATGTCTCCATACCATAAGCCAATCAGCTCTCCGGGACGAAGGCCGGTGGAAACGGCAAAGCGATAGGCGTAGATGTACTCGTCAAATACCGGCTTTCCGTAGTAGGTACGGGTATCTACGCTAAACAGCACCTTCAGAGCGGTGGGTTGAAGAATTGTGCGTTTTCCCATTCTCGCATTCTTCGGGATAGACAGATCAGGATGCAGTGTCGTGTACTTGTTCCTTCGGCACCACTTGACAAAGGCGGTTTCCGCCGCCCGAATCGTCATAAGCGTTTTGCGGCTCAATGGCTTGTCTGAAATCGGCTTGCGCTGGTTCTTCTTCTGAGATCGCTTCCGAAACGAAACGTCGATTGCCTTTTGAAGGTCGCCCTCGGTCAGCTCGTCAATGCGGATGTTCCCGCAGGTCGGCAGGATATAGCAGTCCCCGTAACGCTGGCATTGCGTAACATAGGATGTGCCACAGGTGAGCTTCAGCTCTTCCACCCACTCTGAATAAAGGGCGCTGACCTTCTTTTTTCCGTCTCTGATGCTATCATCAAGCCATGCATCCGCTTTTGCGTTTGCTTCCCGTTGTCCTGTTCGACCCGGCGTACTGCTGTAAAAGCGCTTGCGGGTGCCGTTCTTCTGAACTGCGATGCACCAGCGCTTTTCCTTTTCGACCCAAAACGCTGTGTTCGTTCTCTTTTTCATCGTTCTGCTCCTTTCGGTTGAAATTGCAAAAACATCCAATTTTTTTGATACTTGTTGACAATAACAACTGTTTGATGTAGCATATGGTTGTGAGCAGTTGTTTTGTGAGCTTTGGAGAGGGCCACAAAACAAAAATGGAAACATGGAGGTGACACGCAGATGCAGGAGAAAACGGCTGTTCTCGAAAGCACTAAGGGTGTTGAGAGGGACAGGCAATATATGAGGAATGTATACAACACCCTCTCAAAGGATAACCGCAAAAAGCTGGAAGTATACGCTGCCGCGCTGCGAAGAACCCAGCTCGCACACGAAGGGGCTGATTGAAGCGGCTCCTTTGTACACTGGCCCTTCGGCTTTGCCGAGGGGCTTTTTTGCTTTAATAACGAACAAAGAACGGGATCTGCACACAGCAAACCCCGCTCTTACAAGTGAATGATATTCTACGCCACATGGCACCCCGTCATTCCCGGAGGATAAACATAGAACGAGGATTAACTTTTGTTTTCTTTTTCAAACTGAGCTTTGAGCAGTTCGTACATATTGACCATTGGAAGCTCGATTTTTCCATGATTAAGAACCATAGAGGACATAACCTCCATTTTTGAACGGGCAATGCCATACACCGCTGCAGAGCCGTTGAACCACAATTTTGTTTCAAAATCTTCGTCAGGTACGCTCTTATCAATCATAAACTTGCCGTGTATAACCATGTGATACTTGCAGGAAGCTTCTGAGCCATCCTGCAATGAATAAACGCCGTCAAGAATGAGCCTGACATAAGCAGCCTTCTTAGAAGGATCATCAATTGGAACTTGCTCACTGATAGAAACGGAGAGCTGATGCGTTAATTCACACTGCGACACAGCATCAATGATATTATTATCAAAAGAGCATTCCGTAAGAAAGCTTCCAAGATACTGAATGTCAGCTTCAAACTGCTTTGCATCCATTGTGTGCACCTCCGGTTGGCTTTTTAGGTGTTTCAGGGAACCGAATCAACCTTGACGAAGAAAAGTCAGGCGTTTTAAAAGCTGTGTTGTTTGCAGCATCAGACTTCACATTTTCAGGTTCGGTGGACATGATTCTTTCATCGGGCTTCAAAGGGCACTGTACCGACAGCCCCAAAGCATCGGCAATGTCAATCAAAGTGTCGATGGTATAGTTGCAATCCCCGCTTTCCCAACGGGAAACAAGGCTTTGTTTTACCCTCATTTTATCAGCAAGATCTTTTTGCGTCCAGCCTTTTGCCATGCGGGTGTCGTGTATCATTTGCTGAATTTGGATATTTACAACGGCCTTTGCAAGTTCGGCAGTAGTCATGTTTTTGGCTATGGCAGCGATAAGGTCAGACAATGTTGTTCTATGAGACATTTTCATTCTCCTTCCATAAGTTCTGCAAAACGCGTTTTAGCAATAGGTGTGTGGGTACTGTATTCAGTGTTTTTGTGTCCTTGTCTTTCGTAGAAAGAAGATAGCAAGTATATTAAACCATCTTTATAAACAAAGAAAACCCGAAGATTTGAAATTCCAAGTTTGAACCTCATAGCACAAAGGTTCTTTTGCCCTGCCAAATGTTCGATCGGTGCACCCGGAGGGCCAATTGCGGCTTCCCCATTTTCCACAAGCTGTTGAATATACGATGCTAAACGTTTGAAAAACTTATCCTCTGAACCTGATTTTGCAAGTAAGCCAGCAAGCTCATCTCGGAAAACATCATGAACAATAACTGAATTTCCATATTTTGCAAGCAACATCACTAGTTGCAGCAGTGTTTCAAGATCATTCAATATAACCACATCCTGTCTGCGCCTATGCTATTATATCACTTATAAGTGATATTTACAACACTTTTATACACTTTTACACTATTATTATAGTAGGATGTCTGTACTTTACGGCTTTTCTTTCCCTTGTTCCTGCCCAAGCAGGAGCAGCTCTGCATACTCTCTCAGTTTCCGTATACTTTCGGCATTCAAGCCCTCCATCAGGCGGTCAACGTCTGACTGGGGGGCTTTTTCTTTTTGCTCAGGGGCAGCCGGGGCTGGTACAGGGGAAGGATCATCGGTTTCACCGTTGAGGTATGCTGCGCTGGTGTTCAACTCTGCAGCCCACACCTCAAGGATTTCGGGCCTCACCTTTTTGGTGCGCTTGAGGTTGCTGCCAGCTTTTGACGGCAGGCCAACAAGATCATAGAGGTGTGACTGCATCTTCCCCTGCTTCTTGCACAGGTCGTAAAACCTATCATACTGGAATGTTCCATAATCGTCACTTATCTGCATGTCACTGTCTGTTGCAGAAGGATCATCCGTCTTTCCAAGAAGGTAGTCAACAGACGTTCCAAGCGCTGTTGCAAGTGCAGGGAGGTACTTCACAGGGACATCTGCATCGCGGCTTGTTGCGTTTGCCAGATATCCTGAGCTTTTTCCGATAGCTTGGCTGAGAAATGAAATGGATACTCCATTCTTGTCGGCAAGATCGCGAATCCTTGAAATGTTCCCCATAAATAGCACCTCGCAATAAAGAAATTAACGAAGAATAAAAAAATACGAAAAAATAATAGAAAACTATTTACAAAATAATTGAAAAGTAGTATATTAACAAATGAAAAGAACAGTTATCCTACATAAATAATACTACTATATCAGTAAAAAATCAACAAGCGAGGTACAAAACGATGAAGAAGCTGAACATTACTTACGACACCGCAGAGATCGAGAACGGCGAGATGATCGTCGGAGAGACCTGTTCCACCGTCAAGATGCAGGACGCGCTGGCAGAGCAGCTGTTACACGACCCCGGCTCCTGCGGGGTCATCGATATGGTACACCTCGAGTTTCTGCTCCAGCACGTGGAGATCCTGCAGGGCCGGAGATTCGTGGACGGCAGTATCAAGCACTATGAACTGGTGAAGGAGGACTGAATATGAACGCACTTTCTATTAACATCCCCGCCAACTTTGTTGCAGACTGCAATAACACCTTAGCGCGGTACTACGCCGCCCAGACCGATACCGAGCGCCGGGCGGTCCTTGACCGTCAGACTGTTGAAGGCCTGTGGTGGGCAATCAAGTTCGTCAGCAAGCTCTGCACCCCCTGCATGAGCGACAGGGAGCTGAAGCACGCAATCCGTCTCACTCACTTCCGTGGCTCTGTATGCCCGGAGTTTAAGGCTTGAAAGGGAAATCTATTGACCCGCCTGATGATGGCTGCCCGGCAGCAGCCGAAACCATCCCGGTGACTTCACCGGGATGGTCGCGGGAGCCACCGCACAACACAATAATTTTTGGAGGTACGAAATATGTCTGCAAATGTTGAAACGATGTTCTATGTCCGCGAGAAGCCTTGGCACGGTCTGGGAACGATGGTGCAGGAAGCGCCCACCAGTGCTGATGCCCTGCGTCTGGCCGGTCTGGACTGGACGGTTGAGGCCCGCGATATGTGGCTGAACGGCGGTTATGAGCCGATTCCCGGCTACAAGGCGAATGTGCGCAGCTCTGACAACAAGGTGCTGGGCGTTGTCAGCGACAAGTACCGCATTGTGCAGAACGCTGATGCATTTGCCTTCACGGATGCCCTGATTGGTGGCGATGTCCACTACGAGACAGCGGGCAGCCTGCTTGACGGCAAGAAGATCTGGCTGCTGGCAAAGCTGCCCGATTCCGAAATCTGCGGAGATAAGACAGAGCCTTATGTCTGCTTCTCCAACACGCATGACGGTTCCGGCGCTGTCCGCGTCTGCATGACCCCTGTTCGGGTGGTCTGCAATAATACCTTGAACCTCGCCCTGAACACGGCACAGCGGGCGTGGAGCGTGCGCCATGTGGGCGATATCAGCACCAAGCTGGTGGAAGCGCAGCAGTGCCTTGAGATGGCCGGAAAGTACATGGACGCTCTGGCTGAGCGGGCAGATCAGATGGCAAACACCACCGTATCTGACGAGCGCCTGCGGAAGATCCTTGACGAGCTGTTCCCGGAAGCGGATGACATGAGCAACATCCAGAAGCGCCATGTGCAGGAGATGAAGGACGGCTACATGGTCTGTGTGATGGCCCCCGACCTTGCAAAGTTCCGCAATACCGCATGGGGCGCGGTGAACGCCATGAGCGATTTTGTTACCCACAGCGCTCCTCACCGTAACACGAAGAACTATCAGGCCAACAACTGGAACAACGTCATGGGCGGTCATTGGCTGATCGATGCCATGACCAAGGCCGTTTCCCGGTAAATCAAAAGGCTGTGCTATCTGGCCTTACGGGCGCTTTTATGAACACACAAAAGTATTACGCATGGTATACCGTTTGGGACAGAAAAACGGGGCGGCTGCTATGCAGTGGTCGCCCGGCAGACTGTGCAAAAGCCCTCGGCTTTGCAAGCAAAAAATCATTCTGGGCCAGCATCAGGCACAGCCAAAAGCGCGGGCACCAGCGGAAATACGAAGTCCTGCGCGAGGAAATCAGAAAATCGGAGGTTGATTGAAAATGACCAGACGTGATGAAATTGACGCAGAAATCAGGAATCAGGCAGTTCGCCTGTATCCGCGCTGCACCGCCCTGTTTGAGCTGCCGACAATGGTTTACTGGCAGATCATGCAGGACAACACCCTTCGGCACAAGCCGTACAGGGTCAGTGAGGAACACTGCAAGAAGATCATTCTTGCAATGCCGGAGTTTGATTAAGGAGGGAAAACGATGGGAGATTTTATAAAAGGAATCCCGGTTGACCAGCTTGCTATTGTGGCCGGTCAACCGGGACTTATTGAAACGCTGAAGTTGATCACCGTATTTTGGGCCGCCGTTTTTATGGCAAACCACTTCGTCAGAAAATACACACCGGAGATTATGAGCTGGTATCCGCTTTATTCGACTGCTGTTGGGATTGTTTTGACTGTTGCTCTCTTATATCTCGCATCATGACGACGATATCATCAAGCAAATTAGCCCGTTGAGCGAAGCAGCAATCATTTGGATAGGCGTTTTCAATCAGCTTTTCAAAGAGAAGCATTTTTTCACGGATGTCTGTTGGCACATAGTACATTGCAAGCCTCGAATGCTCGCCAAAATCTCGTAATGTTTCAGGCGTTTTGTACTGTAATACAGCACCGGCAGAGCGAAGGTATCCATCATAGATCTCACGTTCACGCTTTTTGAGTTCTTCGCGCTCTTGATGCTTGTACTCTAACCGTTTCATTTCACGTTGATGCCAATTATTGCAGAGAGCTGTCAATATAGGGGAAATCAACGCGCAAAAAGCGACAATGAATGTGAGGAAAGCTGTCCATTCCGAAATAGAAGTTACAGGGTTCAAATTTTGCTCCATGTTTTTTACCTCCGTTCTTATTTGATTTTAACTCTTATTTGCAGTTTTTGCAAGGAAACGAGAAAATCCTATCACCGCATCTTCTACGAAAGAATGACCAGCAGGCACCGGCTGAAAGGCTGGTGCTTAATTTTTTACTCCCTATGAATAAAAATATACTGAAATAATATAAAAAACTATTTACAAAATAATTGAAAAGTAGTATAATAACTAATGTAGAGAGCACCACCAAACAAACAGGAGGAATAGAAAAATGAAGAAGTCCTACATCGTCGCAATCGACTACCGCGCAACCTACAAGCCCATGACCACCGATTACAAGGTTCTGGAAGCTGACAACCTGCTGGACGCAATGAGCGAGGCAGAGAGCTATCTTGACACCGAGAAGGTTTACCTGCTGATCATCATGCAGGCAGACAAGGCAGGCCACAAGGTCAAGGGGATGCCCGGAATCAGGGAGAACACCTACATCGAGCAGATTACCAATCGCGGCAATGGCTGGCACCGCACCGATGCCGCCCACAGCGAAACAGCTTGGAGCCATACCATGTGGGTGGACGAAAGCAAGAACGCCCAGCACATCGACAGCAACGAAGTTGCTTGAAGCCCACCTGATGATGGCCCTGTGGCAGGGGCCGAAACCACCCGGCAGCCAGCCGGGCAAGGTCGTGGGAGCCACCCACAGAAAGGAGATTCGATACTGTGTCGAAGTATTACACCACCAAAGAAACCGCCAAAGCGCTTGGCGTATGTCAGGCAAGGGTCCTTCAGCTCAGGAAGCAGGGCCTGCTGGACGCTTATTCCCACGGAGAGAAGGGCAGCAAGAGCAAGTTCTACTTCCGCGCTGAGGATGTTGAGCACTATAAGCAGAGCCGAGACAACCCGGAGCAGCCGCCTTTGAGAAAGGTCAGCACAAGGGAGACTGACTGATGAACGGGCGGAACAAATACTGGCGGGAAGCCCGCTGGGACAAGAACCAGCCTGCACGGCTGGCACACATCAAAGAAAAGAGGTCGAAAAAGCATGATGAAGGTCGTACAGGGCACCTTCCGGCAGATTCCGTACTGGAAGCTGCGGGGGCGGTTCCACAGCTGCGGCTACCGCGATCAGGAAGTCGCTGAACATAGCGGCATTGGCCGGTACACTATGAGCGCCCGGATGAACGGGCACCAGCCGTGGACAAGTAAAGAGATCGCAGCAATTTGTGAACTGTTGGACATCCGGCAGGACGAGATCGGGGAGCTTTTCTTCCCGGAAGTGGGCAAGGAGGATGAAACCGCATGAGAATCAAATCCGGCGTATGGTACTGGCTGGCAATGGCCTGCTTTGTGGTAGGCCTGCTGTACGGCATAGGCGTTGAGGGCACTGCCCAGACACTGGGCACCGTCTCGGACGGCGCGTTCATTACGGCTATGGTGCTGATCCTGCTGGCAATCTTCTTCATGCTGCAGGGCTTTGCAGCCGAAGCGCGTGAGAAGCGGCCCCGCAAGATTCACCAGCAGCCCCAGAACACCGTGAAGAGCGGCAGGAAGGTTGGCTGAGCATGGCTTCCAGTAACAATATGATCTACACCCGCGTCTGTGTTGACTGCGGAAAGGTGATTCACAATGTGGGCCGCCGCACTGAGCGGTGTCCGGAGTGCCGCGCTGTACATATCAGGGTGAAAGCTCTCGAAGCGAGCTACCGGGAGCGCACAGAGCAACTTATCCGCCAGCAGGAAGAGCGGGCCGGGGCAATCCATCAGGGCCTTGTGGACGACAACGAGCGTTTCACGGCAAGCGCCGGAACCTACGGCAAAGGCCGCATCAAAGAGATTTTGGCCGCACAAAAGAAAAAGCAGCCCGCCGGTGCGCCAACACCGACAGGCTGCAAGGGTTGATGGAATTTGAAAGCCCCATCACCCCGATGATATCACAAAATCGGAGGTTTTTACAGATGGAAAAAAATTATGTTGAGATTCAGGGCCGCTTTTCGAGCGACGGCAAGTTTATGGACGGCAAGTACGTCCCCGGCATCGTTGACGAGCTACTTGACAGCGTTTCGGGTGCATTCAAGGACCCTACCGGTCTGCACCGCCTGCGCGTCACGGTCGAGGTTGAAGATCTGGGCGCTGATGTCAAGTTCGGAAAGCCTGCAAGCGAAACGCAGCACTCCCCTGCTCCGCAGCGTTTGACCGCTGGAAAGCTGATTCCCGCACCCGACGTCCCCCCTTCCGCCATTGACCCGGCACCTGAGGTGGTAGCATGAACCCGATGTACGACCTTTCCCTTGACGGCTACGGCCCGGCACTTGAGCCGCCGGATGATTACTATTTCCTGCCGCGAGGGACAGAACAGACCGAAGATCAGGAGGATGAAGAGTAATGGAAAGCACAAGCATTTACGCCGCTCTGGCCGCTGTGCAGAGCGAACTCAAGGCCCCTAAAGGGCAGATGAACACCTTCGGCGGGTACAGATATCGTTCCTGTGAGGACATTTTGGAAGCAGTGAAGCCTATTCTCAAGGCTCATGACCTGCTGCTTACGCTCTCCGATGAACCGAAGGTTCTTGAGGGGTGGCACTACATCGAAGCCACTGCAAAATTGGAATCTCTGGATGGTGGCTGCATTTCCGTGAAGGCATACGCAAGAGAGCCGGAGCAAAAAACCAAGATGGACGCTGCACAGGTGACGGGAACATCCAGCAGCTACGCCCGCAAGTATGCCCTGAACGGCCTGTTCTGCATCGACGATACCAAGGATGCCGACACGGACGAGTATCATGCGGCAGAAGGTCGAAACCCCGCAGGTGTGAACAAGCCGCAGAAGCAGCCTGCTCCGAAGCGTGAAGCTCCTGCTCCGAAGCGTAATGCTCCTGCCCCGAAATCGCAGCCTGTACAGGAACAGCCCTTTATCTGCGCCTGCTGCGGCAAACCACTTCAGCCGGTGTCTTATAAGAACCGCACCGTTGAACCGGCAGAGACCGCCGCAAGCACCAAGAAGAAGTTTGGGCGCGTCCTGTGCTGGACGTGTGCCCAGAAACAGCCGAAGGAGGGCTGATCTATGCTGAACATGATCGCAGCTATTGGACGTCTGACCCATACCCCGGAACTCCGCACCACCACAAGCGGCAAGGAGATCTGCTCTTTTGATGTCGCCTGCGAACGCAGCTATTCTGCAAATGGCCAGCGCGAGACGGATTTCTTGCCCTGCGTTGCATGGGGCAAGACGGCGCAGTTCATCTCCCAGTATTTCGACAAGGGCAGCATGATCGCCGTCAATGGCAGCTTGCAGACCCGGAAATATCAGGACAAGCAGGGCAACAACCGCACTGCCTATGAGATTCAGGTGCGTGAGGTCAGCTTTTGCGGCTCGAAAGCCCCTGACAACACGTCTACACGGGGTTTTGATGAACAGACGGAAAGTTATTCCCGCGAAGCTAGAAACGCTCAGAGCGCCCAGCAGGCGGCTGAGACCGGCACGGACGATTTTGCCGTTATCAACGATGATGAAGATTTGCCGTTCTGAGCGGCAGAAATGAGGGAGAGAAAAATGTCAGCAACAAGATATATTATGCCGGAAGAGGTGCGCAAGGCAAAGCTTCTTCTCAGTAAGGGTCTGTCAGATGCAGAGGTCGCAGCCATTAGAGGTTAAGATCATTGACCTGTAAAAACCCAAGAAAACCCATCGGTTTTTTCAAAAACCATTTGGTTTTCAAAAACGGAAAGGAGGTGGTTAGTGGTGGACGATATCGAAATGTCCCGCCCGAAAGGGCTGCTGATCCTGTTCACATCGTTCAAGATGTTGGATATTCTGCCAGATTCAGAGTTCCGTCATGTCGTGAACGCTATGCGGGCCTATGTGGAAACCGGGAGCGAACCGGAAGGCCTTGAGCTTATCGAACAGGTGGCGTTTGAATCCCAGCGAGAAGCAATGAACGGGAGCATTGAGACGTACCAACGCTCTATTTTTGCAAATCGACAAAATGGTAAAAAAGGCGGAAGGCCCAGAAAAGCCACTGAAACCGACGGGATTGCAGAAGAACTCACAGAAACCCATGGGTTTTCCGAGAAACCCACAGAAACCGATAAAACCTATAATAAAAACAAAAATAATAATAATTCAGATACTAAAGTATCTGATAGTAATAGCGCTGAAGCGCTGCCCCCTACCCTCAAAAGCAGGTTTTCACCGCCTGATGTTGAAACGGTGAAAAGTTACTTTGCGGAGAAGGGCGGAACGGAAGGGCAGGCTATTCGGTTCCATGCCTATTACGAATCCAACGGCTGGAAGGTGGGCCGGAATCCCATGAAAAACTGGAAGGCAGCAGCATCCGGGTGGATATCCCGTGATAGGGATGAAGCAAAAAAGGCGAATGCCCCGCGCAACCGGGCGTTCATGGCAAGCCGCCCGGCAGAGGAAGCCGAAAATGCAAAGAATTTTCTGGCAGACGCAGCCCGGCGAAGGCCGTTGAAAAAGCAATAGCCGGTACACACGCGCTCAGACCGGCATACGCGGCCCTCTGAGCATGGTTTTAGGGTAAACCGGCAAAGTTTTATACCACAAAACGCAAAACGCCGTTCATGGCCGTTTATCGTGCTCTGAACGCATGGAGGTAAAAAGCACTATGAACCTGTATGAGATCAACTCGCAGATTTTGGACTGCATCGATCAGGAGACCGGCGAGGTTATGGACATCGACCGGCTGGAAGAGCTGAACATGGCAAAGGCCGAGAAGGTGGACAACATCGCCTGCTGGGTAAAGAATCTCGAAGCCGATGTTGCGGCCTTTGAAGCGCAGGAAAAGGCTTTTGCTGACCGCAAGGCAGCCGCAAAGCGCAAGATCGACAGTCTCAAGCACTATCTGACCGATGCTTTGGGTGGGCAGAACTTCAGCAGTGACCGGTGCGCGGTGAGCTTTCGCCGCAGCAAGGTCGTCTGCGTGCTGGATGAGGCTGCAGTTCCTGCCGAGTACATGACCGAGAAGACCACCCGCACACCCAACAAGACGGCCATTGCGGCCCTGCTCAAGACCGGCACGACAGTGCCCGGCTGTGAGCTGGTGGAACGTGTAAACCCGTCTGTGAAGTGAGGGGGATGGGACGATGGATGAAGTTAGGCTGATTGACGCAATTTCTCTCGAAAAGGAAATGCTGGAATATGCTCGGTACGTTGGTTGTGAAACCACAAACGAGTGTGAAAGCACCGCCGAAAGCTGTGCGGACATGGTGAGTAGCGCACCAACCATTGACCCGGAAACACTGCAGCCGACATGGCGCAACCCTGAAACGGACCCGCCCAAGGTCGAAACCGAAGTGCTGATTTTGTACCGCAACGATATTGACGGATACAGTATTACGACAGCGCACTATGAAGACGGGAGCGTTTTTTTACAAGATAGCGCATGGTATTGGGAAGACCTTCCCGATTGGGGGACATACGACGAGGAGCGGGACGACTACAAAATCCCGAAAGGCTGGTGGGAATACCGCCACTTCAACCCGGACGACGTTTACAACAACAAGATAGACCGCCCCGTGGTGGGCTGGATGCCGCTGCCGCCGGAGGAGATTACAAAATGAGCGAAAAACGTATGGTCTACGCGGAGGACGTGATCCAGAGAATCCGCGACATGGCCCCGGAAATCCTGGGCGGCTGGTATAACCCATACATGGAGAACGAGTTGGAACAGCTTGTTTGCATTGTTGAAAGCACTCCGACGGCAGCCGTCCCTGATGTCCAGCGTTGGCGCAAGACCGCAGAAGAGCCGCCGACTGAAAAAGATTCTGCGCACGGAAAAGTTCTCGTGAAGTACATGGATGCGACTTTTGCTCAATCAGCAACGTGGGACATCGTGGCAGGTGCACCGGATACTTTTCCTCTTTGGATGCCGATGCCTGAACTGCCGGAGGAAAAACGCTCATGACATTAGGATTTGCGATGTTCGCCGCAACGTTTATGGTTGCTGTTGTTGCAGCTATCATGGCAGTCTGCTATGCGCTTGTCTGGCTGCTGCGCGATCACCCCATAGCTCTTGCAGCAACTACCGCTTTTATGATTTGGATGCTTGCTGTGGCTCTGATCTACAAAGTAGGAGGTGCGCCGTGATTGAAGTCGAACAGCTTTCGCTTTTCACAATGCTGTCCCCTGTTCCGCCTGCCGTAGCAGTCTGCTGTATGGATGGAAGCCGGGTTGATGCTACACCTGCAGAAAGCTGGATGCAGCGGCTTGTGCAGGGCGGTGAGTATGTCGTTCAGGTCGCTAGTCATCCGATGGTGCTCAGACCGGCAGATGGCCCTGCAGACGGCGTTCCGGCAGGACACCGGTATTATCACTATACCATCGGAGAACGCCTGTTCTCGGGCGTATTTGTGGGAAGAGAGAGGGTGAGAACATGAGCAAGGAAAATATGGGCCGGAATGCCGAGCACTATGCAGACCCGACACCGACCGCAGCCATGCGCAACATCTGCCGGGACGAGTACCAGAAGGAAGCCGCCCGGCTTGACAGAATCGGAGACATCGTTCCCCTGCTGCGCCAGATGGCCGGTATCGCAGGGTTCGAGATCATAGGCCGCATCCCGCTGAGGGACAAGGCCACCGGAAAGGAGTACAGGTAATGGAAAGAGCTGAAACGATTATCGCCGCCTGTCGCGATACGATGTTGACCACATTGGAAAAGATCGGCGGCCAGAGCCTTATTTGCTCGTGGACCCGTCAGGACGGCTCCGTCGTGAAGCTGGCGCTGGAAATCAGAACGAGCGATCAGACCACGATCGGAGACACTATCCGTGACATGGATGACGAAGAAATGGCCCGGAAGCTGGTTCCGGCGGTTCTGGCCTTGTGCGACGACGGCGCGCCGTCCGAAGATACCGTCCGCGACTGGCTGGAACGCCCGCAAAGCGATCTCAAGGTCTGAAATACAAACACAGTTACATAAACCGCTGCTGATTATACAAGTAGCGGCACGGAGGATGAATACATGTCACAGCATTACAAGATTGACTGCGACAAGGTGGAGGACCGGAAAGCGCTGGTCGTCGTCCTGTCGATGAACGGCTACACCGTCCGCGTGGGAAAGGAAAAGCGCAGCGGCAAATCTACTTTGACCTATTTTGTGGAGTATTGGAGGGGCGACGATGAATGATCAAGCGAAATCTAACCCTGAAACCGACACTATGAGTCCGGAGGACATGGCCCATTATTTGATGGATTTTTGCCATTGCCATTTGGCGGCTGGAAATGGCTGCCCGGGGTGCCCGTTCGATAAGCCGACCAGTAACGATGGCGATGGAGAATGCCGTCTCGGTGTTCCTTCCGACTGGGACTTTTGAGGAGGAGAAGTGAAGCATGAAAACCGAAAAGAGAATGGTCTGCTTTATCGTGTCAGCAGCATTGCTAATTGTGACGCTGTGGTTTACATCCTGTAGTTCGACATCTGCTGATGCTGAAACTAAAACTGAAGCTGAAACTGCTGACCACCCTTGCTACCATGTCACGGTCTACTCCCCGGCAATTGAAAAAGTTGGCTATGCCGGTAGGCGTAAGCCGAAGTACACCATTACCGTGGACAACTTTGGTGAGCTGGTGCCAGACCCGAAACTTTCTTCAGAGCGAGAGTACCAGCTCCTGCAAATCCCTCTGGAAGATGGACGATTTGAGCTGGTATCCACATCTCTGGTGGAGATCGAGTATTACTGAAGGGAGAGGTACGAGCATGAAAGCAGTCCTTTTGAGTATCCGGCCTGAATGGTGCGACCTCATCATTCGGAGGCAAAAGACCCTTGAGGTGCGCAGGACCAGCCCGAAGCTGGAGACTCCATTTAAGTGCTATGTCTATTGCACGAAAAGCAAATCCAAAATAGGCTGGCTCCTAATTGTCCCGGGCAAAGGATGGCGGCGGTTGGATGGCAATATCATTGGCGAGTTTACATGCGATAAAATCGACAAGCTCGTCCACGTCGGAACGATGATGGACATAAACATTTTGACATTGGACGGGTGGTATAAACCAGCTGGCGAACTGCTTCAAGCTGCCTGTCTGACCGAAGCAGCCGCTAAAAAATATCTGCAAGGTCGTAATGGCTACGGCTGGCACATCTCTGACCTGAAAATTTATAATCAGCCGAAAGACATCATGTGCTTTCACCGTGCTGTCGAGGAAAACGAACTGTGGTGCAAGAAATGCGCAATTGGCAAGAAGAAAGATGTACACTGCGCATTTTGCTATGGACTGGATGGCCTTAGACTCCGTCGCCCGCCTCAAAGCTGGTGCTATGTGGAGGAATTGAGCAATGAATAACCGAAGAACAGCGGCCAGCATTCGCCGCAGCTATACCGGTGCAAGAAGCCGTGCAGAGGGAGAAGGCTTTGAGCACATTATTGACAATGCCTGCGCCTATTACAGATCCATCGGCCTTGCAGACATCGAAAAGACCCCGGAACCGATGCGTCCGATCGGAAGCCCAGACCGTGCTGGCCGGTTCATTGCCTGCTACACGAAACAGGCCCAGCCGGACTACAAAGGCATTCTCAAAGGCGGAAGAGCCATCAATTTTGAAGCGAAGCACACAGATAGCGATCGGCTGACCTTTGATCGTGTGTTGACCGCGCAAGCGCTTCGTTTGAGCCGCACAGAAGCCCTCGGAGGTGTCGCCTTTGTACTATGCTCATTTAGCGGCAGATACTTCTACCGCGTTCCGTGGGCCGTTTGGCGCGACATGAAGAGCCTGTTTGGCCGAAAGTACATCACCCAATCAGACATTGAAATTTACCGCGTCCCGTTTGCAGCACCCGGAGTGCTGCTGTTTTTGGAAGGAGTAAAGGAGGAACAATGATCCGCACATGGACATCTGAAAGCGAGAACGAAAAGCCACCTAAGAATGAAAAGGCCCAGCTGGTGCGGGCATGGTTTGAACGACTGCCAAGAATGCGGGCACAGATTCAGCAGCAGGAAGAGCGCATTGTAGATCTACAGTGCATCGCTACCGCCACCACATCCAGCGTTTCAGCTGCACCTGGTCGTTCTGGAACCAGTGACAAGGTGGGGAACGGTGGCGCGGCCATTGTGGAAGCAGAGGAAAAGCTGGCTGCCCTCAAGTGCGAGTATGTGGAGATGCAGAAGGCGGCCATTGATACGGCATATCTGCTGAATGCTGACACGGCATCCATCCGCCGCAGCAAGTGCATCATCCTGTGTTATGTTGAGGGTAAGACCCGTGAGCAGGCCGCCGCTGAGGTGGGCTTTGCACAGGCACACACGGCATCCAGAGCCATCACAGTAGGGTTTGAAGCCCTTGCAGAGATCTGGGAAGCAACACCTTTTTGCGATTTTGACGAAAGTGCATAAAAAACGCGTGATTTTTTGTACAGCTTCGGGTATGTACGCGGTATGTACGCGGTATGTACAGAAACCGTGCGAAAGTGATTGAATAGTACCATCGGCAATGCCGGAAAGGCAAACCGATACACGCAGTCTCCGAAACGAACCTCCATGATAATTTTCCTCCTTTTGGCTTTGCATGCATTTTTCTCTCTTCCGTTTCGCGGACTGCTCTATGCGATACACTGAAACAAAGGCAGCCTGCCGCTCATGAGAGACAGGAGGCGGTTCGATTCCGCCGTATCGCACCGTATGGCGCATGGACTAGACAACCCGCAAGGCCGCACGTGCAACCTCCCGTGCCAAGAAAAGGCCTTAGAATCCTTGCCAAGGTGTAGCTTTCCTGACAGGATGTGCGCCAACCAACAGCCCCGGCGGCGAACCGGAGCTGTTTTTATATGGCCGCCTGAGCGCAGTTTGGAGCGCGGCGCGTGTGTGTAGACACGGCTGGTTCGATTCCAAGGGCGGCTTTTATACTCCGGTAGCTCAAGTGGTAGAGCAGCGGTCTCCAAAACCGCATGTTGCAGGTTCGATCCCTGCCGGGAGTGCTTGCGTGCCCTATGAGGGGGCCGCGCAATAGCGGGGCATCCGGCCGCGAAAGTTCCGGATGCAGCAGCGCCCACCGTTTGACGCATGTCCAACGAACTGAATGCACGGGTGCTGCTTATATGCCGCTATAGCTCAATTGGCAGAGCGCCGCCCATTTAAGGCGGGACAACGTTGGTGACACCACGGGAACATCACTGCACAGCCAACCACTGCGCACATCCATTCCGTGGGTGCTGGTTCAAATCCAGCTGGCGGCACATTCGATATTTTGACCGTTCGGATTTTCCGGGCGGTTTTTCTTTTGCATGGGAGGAGAATAACATGATTCAGAAAGAACTGCTGAAATTACAGGTCGAAGATCTTGTTCCGTATGAGAACAACCCGCGCGTGATCTCCCCGGAAGCTGTGAACGCCTGCGCGGAAAGTATGCGGCAGTGTACCGCGCTTGACCCCATTGAGGTGGACGAGAACAACGTCATTCTCAGCGGACACACCCGCCGTCTTGCTCTGATGCAGCTCCATGTGGACATGGCCGACGTGGTGCGATACACCGGCCTGACGGAAGAGCAGAAACAGAAATACCGCCTGCTGGCGAACAAGACCGGCGAAATGACCGGCTGGGATTTCTCCAAGCTGGAACGGGAGCTGCTTGAAGTCGATTTTGGCGACTTCGACTTTGATTTTGACATTCCGCAGGACGATGATGCCGGCGTATCCTACATTGACAGCCTTATGGAGGACGGTTTCACAAAGGCTTCGGAAAAGAAAGAATTTTCCGTGACCTTCACGTTCCCCGTTGAGTGCGAGGAAGAAATCAAGGGATACATCAGCGAGAACACGAAGGAGCCGCTTGAAAAAGCCATCTTGAACTGTATTCGCGGCGTTATGGAGGATGAAGATGCCTAACTGCGGGTCGCAATGCTGGTTGTGCGATATGCCTATCCGTTTCGACACCTACAAGGGATGCACGCACGGCTGCAAATACTGCTTTGTGCAGCGGAACGGAAAGTATGACATCAGCAAGGTGCAGAAAGGTGAAGGCGTGAAAGCCCTCATGAGCTGGATTCAGGGAAAGCGAACGTCTGAGACCAACTGGTGTGACTGGAATATTCCGTTGCACTGGGGGGGCGTGAGCGACCCTTTCCAGCCTTGTGAGCGCTATTACCGCATGAGCTACAACGCTCTGCGCGTCTTTGCTGAAACCAAATACCCCTTTGTTGTTTCGACAAAGGGAAGGATCATCGCAGAGCCTGAATATCTCGAACTGCTGAAGAAGTGCAACTGCGTTGTGCAGATCAGCATGGTGTGCAGCAGCTATGACAAGCTCGAAGAAGGCGCACCATCGTTTGAAGAACGTCTGGAAATTGCGAGAAAGGTTGCTCCGAGTGTGAAGCGCCTGATCGTCAGGATTCAGCCGTACATGCATGAGGTATACGGAGAAGTTTACGAAAACCTTGAAAAGTTCAAGGCAGCTGGTGCCTACGGCGTTATTGTCGAGGGCATGAAGTTTGCAAGCAAAAGACCGGGCCTTGTTAAGGTTGCGGGGGACTATACCTATCCGAAAGCCCTGATCGAGGGCGATATTCTTAAGCTGAAGCAGAGGGCGCATGAACTTGGCCTTGCTCTTTACAGCGGAGAAAACAGAACAAGAGAACTGGGAGACAGCCTTTGTTGCTGCGGTGTCTCTGACCTTCCCGGATTCAAGGTGAATGAGTATAACCTGAACCACCTGCTTCATGGTGGGAAGCCCGCAAAGACCCCTCAGATGCAGAAAACTGGTACAGCGATGTGCTTTCAGTCGCTGTACCAGAACACAGCCAATTCCAGAAGGCTCAGAGGGGAAAGCTTTGAAAGCGAAATGCTCAACGTCTACAAAACGAAGCGTGACTATGTGAACGAGACCTTTGGTCTGAAATGAGGTGATCTGCGATTGGCCGCAAAGGTAAGTATGAGCAGTGGTTAGAGCCGGAAGGGTTGACGCTGCTTCGTGGATGGGCTAGAGACGGCCTGACGCAGGAACAAATAGCTCAGAACATTGGAATACACCGCGATACCCTGAATGAATGGAAAAGCCGATTTCCCGACATTTCCGACGCTTTAAAAGTAGGGCGGGAAAACGCTGATTACATTGTGGAAAATGAGCTGTTCGAGAGCTGTAAGACACGCACCGTGACCGTAAAAAAGCCCATCAAGTTGAAAAAGGTCATGGTTGATGGAAAAAAGCGGCTTGAAGAAGAACGCATTGAGTATGCAGAGGAACAGGTCGTTGTGCCTGCAAACGTCACGGCCCAGATTTTTTATTTGAAAAACCGGAAGCCAGACAAGTGGAAGGACAAACCGCAGGAGAACACGACCGAAGCCCAGAATAACGACATGCAGACCCTTGCTGATCTGCTGCAGCACCCCGTTCCAGACCGTGACATCAAGGACTTTGAAGAATGAACATCCCTGCACCTTTTTCACAAAACCAGATGCGTTTCTTCTGGAACTGCTTCGACCACTGGTTCAATGTGGCTGAGGGCGGCAAACGCGGCGGCAAGAACGTGCTTATTACTATGGCCTACTGCACCATCTTGGAAAAGCATCCCAGCAGGATACACCTCATTGCGGGCGTATCCACTGCGACGGCCCGGCTGAACATTCTGGACTGTGACGGCTTCGGACTGAAAAACTATTTTGAGGGCCGCTGCCGTGAGGGCACCTACCAGAACCGCGACTGTCTGTACATCCAGACTGCCACCGGTGAAAAGGTGGTGCTGGTGTCCGGTGGTGGCAAAGCCGGTGACGAAAAGCTGATCAAGGGCAACACCTACGGCACCGCGTACATCACCGAAGCCAATGAATGCAGCGAAACTTTCATCAAGGAAGTATTCGACCGTACCCTGTCCAGCCCGGACAGAAAGGTATTTCACGACCTGAATCCCAAGGCAGAGGGTCACTGGTACTATGAAAATATCCTGAATCTGCACGAAAAGAAGCAGAACGAGAACCCAGAATACGGCTTCAACTATGGGCATTTCACAATTGCCGATAACATGAGCATTTCGGACGACCAGCTCCGGGCTGTGCTTGCAACCTACGACCGCAGCACGGTCTGGTATGCCCGTGATATCCTCGGTAAAAGGAAAGCTGCCGAGGGCCTTGTATACCCTTTCTTCTCCGCCGGGCAGGACACCTACCTCTTTCACGGTGATGCTTCCCACATCGATGGGCAGTTTTACGTGTCCATCGACTACGGCACGCACAACCCCTGCAGCATGGGCCTGTGGGTCATTCATGATGGCAAGGCCCTGCGCATCAAGGAAAGCTATTTTGACAGCCGTGCCGAGCGTGTGCAGCGCACGGACGAAGAGCACTATGCCGAGCTGGAACGCCTGACCAAGGGTTATTACATTCAGGCTGTGGTGGTTGACCCGTCCGCTGCTTCCTTCATCGAGACCATCCGGCGGCACGGCAAGTATCTGGTGATCCCCGCTGATAACGATGTGCTGAACGGCATCCGCTGCGTGGCATCCCTGATGCAGGCCGGGCTTGTGACCATCCACGAAAGCTGCACGGCATCCCGCCGGGAGTTTGGCCTGTACTCGTGGGATGACAAAGCCAAAGAGGACCGCGTCGTGAAGGAGAACGACCACGCCATGGACGACATCCGCTATTTCTGCTATACGATACTGGCCCCGCTGATTCGCTGGGCAGACTGGAGACGAAAATAATGTTTGATAGACTGCTTTTCTGGCTGCGGGAGAAAGCGCGGCTGCTGTTCGGTGAAAATACCACCGTCAGCGCCAGCGTGTCCTACAGCATGGAGAATGCGATCATCCTGTGGGCGCAGATGTACGATACCGGCGGGCCGTGGTGCCACGGCGGCAAGAACACCCTGCACAGCCTGAAGCTTGCCCAGAGTGTTGCATCGGAGCTGGCCCGTCTGACCACGCTTGAAATGGAATGCATTGTTTCCGGCAGTGCCCGCGCCGACAGCATCAACACCATGCTGCAGCCTTTCATTGCAGATCTGCGCACCCCGGTGGAATACGGCTGTGCGCTGGGCGGCATCCTGTTCCGGCCCTTCCTCGATGCAGAGGGACGCATCCAGATCGATGCTGTGCAGGGGGATTGCTTCTGCCCTACCCGCTTTGACAGCTCTGGCCGCATGACCGGGGCTATTTTTTATGACCATCTGGTGCGTGGCAACCGCATTTACACTCGTCTTGAAGATCACGAGTTTTCCGGCAGCACGTACAGCATCACGGTCAAGGCGTTCCGTTCCATGACCAGTGCAGACCTCGGCATTGAAGTCCCGCTGACCGATGTTCCGGAATGGGCTGCGATCTCGCCGCACACCGAGTTCTCCGATGTAGACCGTCCGCTTTGGGGCTATTTCAGAGTGTCCAGCGGCAATTCCACTGATCGGCACTCCCCGCTGGGCGTGAGCGTCTATGCCGCTGCTGTTGACACCATCCATGATGCCGATGAACAGTATGGGCGGCTGCTGTGGGAGTATGACGGCGGGCAGCTGGCCCTTGACGTTGACCAGACCGCCCTGCGGCCCGACATCAACGGCGAGAGCGTTATGCCGCAGCGTGAGCAGCGCCTTTACCGCAACTGGCTGAACGGCAGTTCCGGGGCCAATGGCCGGAACCTCTACGAGGTGTTTGCCCCTGCCCTGCGCGATGAAAGTTATCGTAGAGGGCTGGATACCATGCTCAAGCGGGTGGAGTTCCAGTGCGGCCTTGCCTACGGTACCCTGTCCGACCCGCAGAACGTGGACAAGACCGCCGAGGAGATCAGGAGCAGCAAGCAGCGCAGCTACACTACCGTCAAGGATCTGCAGCGGGCGCTGGGCAATGCGCTGACCGATCTGGTATACTCCATCAGCAAGCTGCTGGATGCCCAGTGGAACAGCGGCGCAGCCGTTTCCCCGCCGGGCGACTGCAACGTGACCTTTGACTTTGACGACAGCATCATCTCTGACCCCAAGGAGCGCAAGCAGATGTACTGGGGCTACGTTACCGCAGGCAAGTTCCCCTTCTGGCGGTATCTGGTGGAGTTTGAGGGCTACAGCGAGGACGATGCCAAGGCCATTGCCGCCGAAGCGGATGCTGAGAACCGCAGCCCTGAAGCCCTCACCTTCGGGGGTGCCTGATGCTGCCGCCGTCTTACCTCGACCAGATGCCGGATGCCTTTGTGCAGCTCTGGCAGCAGGTCGAAGAACAGATCCTGCAGGACGTGGCCCGGCGCATCGGCAAGATGGACAAAGTGACCGCTACTGCAAACTGGCAGCTGTGGCGCTATCAGCAGACCGAGGCGCTGCGCAACGACGTGGTGAAGCTGCTGGCGAAGTACACCGGCAAGAGCGAAACGGCCATCCGCAGGCTGCTTTTGCAGGCTGCGACCGAAGCCATGGAGCGGGAGGACGCGATCTATTACCACTACGACATGGAGCCGTCCCCTTTTGAAGAGAGCGCCGCCCTGAACAACCTGCTGGATGCCGGCGCGCGGCAGACCTGCGGCACATGGCAGAATCTGACCGCCACCACGGCAAACACCGTCACAGGGGCCTTTGAGCGCACGCTGGACGCTGCATGGCTCAAAGTGAGCACAGGTGCCTTCGACTACAAAACCGCCGTCAAACAGGCTGTGGACAGCCTTGCAGACGACATGCCCATGGTCACCTATCCCAGCGGCCACACCGACAGCATCGAGGTGGCCGCACGGCGTGCCATCCTGACTGGCGTGAACCAGACAGCTGGCAAGCTGCAGGTGGCCCGCATGGACGAAATGGGCTGCGAATTTGTGGAGACGACCGCCCATGGCGGCGCGCGTCCTTCTCATGCAGAGTGGCAGGGACGGCGCTTTCACCGGGGCGGCGCGGTGGACTACAAGGGCAGGCACTACCCGGATTTTGAAGCCGCCACCGGCTACGGCACCGGCGCAGGCCTTTGCGGCTGGAACTGCCGCCACACCTTTTTCGCGGTGTTCCCTGAGCTGGGCGACCCACCCCAATGGACACAGGAACAGCTACGGGAGCTGAACGCCCGGAACATCGAGTGGAACGGCAAAAAGTACACCGCCTACGAGATATCCCAGATGCAGCGTGCCCGGGAGCGGAACGTCCGCCGCTGGAAAAAGCGGTATCTGGCCGAGGATGCTGCCGGGCTTGACACCACTGACAGCGCTGTGCGCCTGAGAGCAGCCCGCCAGAGCCTTGCAGAGTTTGCACAGGCCACGGGTGGCCGTGTGGACAGCGCCCGTGTCAGCGTGCCCAAGTTCGGCAGGAGCAAAGCCGGCAGGGCGAGTGCACAGGCGCGAAAGGCAGAGCTTCCGGAGGCTAAAAGTACACGAGGAAGCGGCGGCGCATCTGGACAGAATGGGAAAACCGTGCGTAAAGTTTTGGGAAAGGTCGATACGACCAACACGAAACAGGTTGACGCGCTTAAAAATTCGTTCTGTTCTGGCTATGCAAAATCTGACGTTGAGCATATGATGGTCATTACAAAAGATGGCGAAGTCCATTATATGACCGACAACAATCCCAGAGGGGTTGACTGTTCGTATCTGGGTGGTAAACTGGAAGGTAGTTACAACATTCACACCCATCCACCGAAAACCACGCAATATTCTTTTAGCACAGACGCAGATATCCCCGGCGCATTCGCTGACGGTACTGCTGTCATGGAAGCGGTTGACTACAAATACCGCTATCGTTTTGTTGTCCCTGAAAATATCACGTTTGAGCAGTGGGAAGCCGTGTGTGAGGAAGTTCGCGAGGAGCGAAATGCCGTAATGGAAAGCAGAGGGTATGGCTTCGATGATTATGAAGAAAATATCCAGCATGTCATTATTGACGAAACATGCCGCAGACTTGGCTTGAAGTGTTATCACAGGGAGAAGCGAACATGATTTATACTCTGGAACAGATCGACCAGCTCACAAAGGAAAGCGTCCGGCGTGAAAATGCGCTCATTGCTGAATATCGGCGTACACATACAGTCCCCGGCAGAGGGGTTATTTCTACTCCCGAAATTGATGCCGAGCGTGCAGAGCAAAAGCGTCTGTATGGGGAATACCTCAAAGCTCTTGCCAATAAGGATTAACCACCATCCACCCGGACGGTGGTTTTCTTTTGCCCATTTTTACAGAAAGGAACGAACCATGAAAAAGATTCTTCTCGCCCTTGCGCTTGCCGCATCCATTCTGCTGTGCGGCTGTTCCAGTGAAGCCGAAAAGGCCAACTACAACATCTCCAAGCAGGCAGATTACTTTGAGAGTGAGCGCAAGATCACCGTCTACAACGCCCGCACCGATAAGGTCATTATGGAAGCCGAGGGCTACATGTCCATCTCCAACAACTCAAACAATGAGCTGGTCTGTACGGTGAAAGTCGGCCCGGATTCCTACCGCAAGAACTACATCTACCTGAACGACTACACCATGTATGTGTTGGAGGACATCACCGGCACCCATACCGACCCCTACCACTACAAGCTCTATTTCCACACTGACATCCTGCCCAGTGTGGAGGTGAAGCCGTAAAAGTCATTCACGGAAATCCCCCATTTTAACCACTATGTGCCCAGAAAAAGGCTTCATAGTGGTTTTTTCATGCCGTTTTAGCTCATGTTGGCAGAGCACCGGACTTTTAATCCGGGGGTGGCGGGTTCAACTCCCGCAAGCGGCACCACAGCGGAAGGCGGCGCGTACCCCGTCTTGTCCCGTGCGGAATGAGAACCGCGATACAAAACAGCAGGGATTTATCCACCCAACAGACAAAAGAAAGGAGCACATCGCAAGTGAAACGCGAAGATGTGAGCAAGATCATTCCGGGTATCACCTCGGACCAGCTGGACAGCATCATGAACCTGCACGGCGCGGATATCACGGCCAAGGTGAACGAGATCACCACCCTCAAGGCCGAGAAAACCACCCTGACCGAACAGCTGTCCACTGCAAACAGCAAACTCGAGGGCTACGACCCGGAGTGGAAGGCCAAGGCCGAACAGGCCAAGACCGATGCTGCCGCGCAGGTCGCTGCCCTCGAAAAGGGCTACGCTCTGGAACGCAAGGCATCCGGCCTGAAGTTTTCCAGCGAGAGCGCCCGCAAGGCATTTCTGACAGATGCCAAGGCCCAGAATTTTGCTATGAAGGACGGCGAGATTCTTGGCTTTGATGATTATGTCAAGGCTTTCAAAGAAAGTGATCCCAGTGCTATCCTGCCGGACGGCGGCATGGCACGTTTTTCCGCATCGGCGACCGGCGCACCCGGCCAGCCCGCAAACGCACATGAGGCCGCAAACGCTGCATTCCGCGCAGCGTTCGGCCAGAAAGGTTGATTCTTATGGCTATTGATGCAATCGCCCGCAATAAGGCTGAGGCCCTGATCCGGGAGCAGCTGGTGAACACCATCCAGCAGGACGTGCCCAAAAGCTCCACCGTCATGCAGCTTGGCACCCGCCTTGCCAATATGACCTCTAACCAGACCAAGATCCCCGTGCTGTCCATGCTGCCGCTGGCTTACTGGGTCAACGGTGACACCGGCATGAAAAAGACCAGCAAGCAGGAATGGGACAACGTGTACATGACCGCTGCAGAGCTGGCTGTCATCGTGCCCGTGCCCGAAGCTGTGCTGGCAGATTCCAGCTTTGACATCATGGGCGAGGTACAGCCCCGCGTCCGGGAAGCCATGGGCGCAAAGATCGACAATGCGATCCTGTTCGGCGGTGAGCGCCCCACCGAGTGGACGACCGATGTTCTGACCCTTGCGGCCAAGAACAAGGTGACCGGCCCCATTGACTACGCAAAGCTGCTGGGCAAGGACGGTCTGTTCTCCAAGGTGGAGGCTGGCGGCTTCGGCGTGGATGCCGTGGTTGGCGACCTGACCGCCAAGGCAGAGCTGCGCGGCCTTGTGGATACCACGGGCCGTCCCCTGTTCCGTTCCGATATGCAGGGTGCCACCACCTACGCGCTGGACGGCGCACCGATGTACTTCCCGGAGAACGGCGGCTTTGATGCTTCTAAGGCCCAGCTGATCGCTGGCAACTTCAAGAAGCTGGTGTACTCCATCCGTCAGGATGTCACCGTGAAGCTGCTGGATCAGGGCGTTATTCAGGATCCTTCCACCAAGGAGATCGTTTATAACCTCGCCCAGCAGGATATGGTGGCCCTGCGTGTGGTCATGCGCATGGGCTGGGCACTGCCGAACCCTGCCACCCGCATGAACGCCGACCGCTCCAAAGTCCCGTTTGCATTCCTGACCGCCGCTGCCGTCGCAGCATAAGGAGGCCCCATGCTGTACTGTACCTACGACGAATACCTCACGGCGGGCGGCACAGTGCCGGAAGCGGCCTTCGGCGTGCTGTGCAGCCGGGCTTCCCGCATGATCGATGCCGCCACCTTTGGCCGGGCGGAGAGCCACGCCGCCGGGTGCGAGGCCTGCCGGGAAGCATTGGCGGATGCCTGCGGGCAGATCATCGGACTGTTGGCCGCTACGTCTGCGGCGGGTGCTGTGCCGGGTGCTGCCAGCGTCTCAAACGACGGCTACAGCGTCACCTTTGGCAGCAATGCCAGTGTGACCGCCGCAGCCCGGCAGGAAGCCTATGAGATCATCCGCACCGCGCTGGGCAGTGACCCGCACGATCTGCTGTACAGGGGGATCTTGTGATGCAGACAGCCGTTACTGTGGTGAACCTCATCCACGATACTTCCACCGAGACGGACAGGCCGGTGTGCTGGGTGTTCGCCGGGTGCAGCTGGCGGGAATGCCGCTCCACCTCCGGCTCCGGCACCGCCAAGGACCCGGAGCGCACCACCCACATCCGCATCCCGGCCAGCGTGTGCACCATGGGCTACCTGCCCTATGCCCAGTGGGCGGCGCTGTCTGCAGCGGAAAAGACCAAGCACTGGACCCTGAAACGCGGCTGGAAGCTGGTACAGGGCGCGGTGCCTGCCTTGACCGAAGCCGAGTACGCCAAACTCGAAAAAACGCACCTGTGCTGTACGGCAGCGGCTGTCTCCGATAACCGGGAGCCGCTGCTTCCCCACTGGCACGTGGAAGGGAGCTGATACCATGAGCGCACCGGTTTTTGATTTCAAGATCACGTTCCGGCCCGGCTTTCAGGCCGACATGGATGCGCGGTTCGCAAGGCTGCAATTTGCGTTCTCGCAGAAGGTGGCCGATGTTGTGGACAAATATGTGCCGCTGGAAACCGGCACACTGAAAGACAGCGTGAATCAGGCATCCGACTTCAAGGAAGGCCTGCTGGTGTACAACACCCCCTACGCCCGCAGGCAGTATTACCTGCACGAACAGGGCACCGACCTGCACGGCGCGAAGGGCGAAACGGAACGTCACCGCGGTTCCTACTGGGGACAAAACGCCATCGCTGACCACAAGGACGAGCTTGAAAAGTTCGCCCATGATGCCGCAAAGCAGTTTCTGGGAGGGAACAAATGAGCGAAACCGTAAAGCCCACCATTGCCGCTCTGCGGGCATGGCTCAAGACCTGCCCGCTGATTGCCGACGAGCAGGAAGCCACCGGTGCAGCATTCCGCATTGCCGGGCTGGAAGAAGAATCCACCGCATTTTCCATCGAGGACAGCCCCGGTGATCCCATCCTTACCGAGTACATCTCCGGCTGGGAAATGGCGAAGAATTACCTTTTCCTGTCTCGCGGTGAGTACAGCGAGATGGATTCCGTTAACATCCAGAACAGCGGCTTTTTCGAGCAGCTCACCGAGTGGGTCATGCAGCAGGATGCCCGGCACAACCTGCCCGACCTCTCGGCCTGCGGCGGGAATAAAACCCCCACCGGCATTGCCGTGACGAACAGCGGCTACATCGTCACAAACAGCGCGGGCAGCTGTAAGATGCAGCTGCAAATGCGTCTGACCTACTACATGCCCAAATGAAAGGAGTTTTGATATGACTGTATCTGAAGCCATTACCAAGTCCGGCCTCACGCCCAGCGCGTCCTACACCGGCATTGAGACGGCGAACGATTTTGTGCTGGCGTTCCAGATCGAGAGCACCCAGACCAAGGAAAGCCAGTGGATCGTCTGCGCTGACCATGTGAAGGAGCATTCCGGCTCCCTGAACGCCACCACCGAGGATGCCCAGTACATCCGCACCGGCAACGTCACCGAAAAGACCGGCACCCAGCGCACCCTTACCGTCAACGGCGACCGCTGCGTGGGCGATGCTTTTCAGGATTTTGTGCTGAGCCACAAGATCGTGTACGGTACCGGCAGCGATATCATTGTGCCGTACATCTACTTCAGCCTGCGCACCGGCAAGGGCGAGAAAGGCAGCGCTGCCATCATCGTCACCAGCGATGTGGGCGGTGCAGCCGGTTCCAAGGCCACCTTTGCCTGCGACGTGAAGGCCATCGGCACGCCGGACGAGTTTGACTACACCCCCGCCACCCAGTCCGCTGAGCCTGCCAAGGCCGTCAAGGCCGTCAAGGGCTGATTTTTTTCAAACACAGTCCCCGCTCCATACCCGGAACGGGGATCTTTTATGCCGTGAACAAAGCTTATTCCTCCGGGGCAGAACCGGGGCACGGCCCAAGAAAGGAGCCAGAACATGGTTATTTGTGGACAGGAATTTGAATTTTCCCTGATGAACGCCAACGACCTTGACCGCTTTGAGGATGCCAACGAGCGGATGCAGCGCAGGAGTGCCGAGGAAGCAGAGCAGTTCCGGCGCGGCGGTGTCCGTCTGGGCGACCATGCACGTGCACAGGCACGCATTGCCATGGACTGCATCGACGAGATCCTCGGTGCAGGCGCATCCGCCCGGCTGGGGCTTGACGAAAACTACATGGCCCCCATCTATGACGTGATCGAGGAGCTGGGCAATGCCTTTGCCGCCGAGAAGCAGCGCTATGCCGCAAAGCCTGCCCAGCCCATGAACCGGGAGCAGCGGCGCGCAGCGGCAAAGCAGCAGCGCAAGCAGAAACCCGTGTCCCGCAGCGAGGGTTTCCACCCGCAGGTGGCAAGCCGCCCGGCGCAGCAGCCTATCACCCAGACCAACACTTTCTGGCCGGACACGGAAATCGGGACCCGCCGCAAGACCGACCAGCTGATCGATGCCCGGCAGGCTGTGAATGCCCTGCGGGACGACCCCGATGCCATGCAGCAGCTGGCGGCATACGCACTGCAGATCGCCGCAGAGCGCCATGTCTGATCTGCTGCTGGACGAGTTGCCCACCCGGTGGCACGGACACGAGATCATCCCGGATTTCCGGCCCATGGTCTGGCTGGTCAACGCCTATGTGCGCGGCCAGACAGGAGATGATCCCATCGGTTTTGCGGTCAGCGCCCTCTGGCGTTTTTACAAAGACCCACACTGTTTTCTGAACGACCCTCAGAAGATCATCGATGCCTACGGGTACATGATCGAGTTTTATAAGGCGGGCGAAAAAGCAGCCGAAAGCGCCGCAGCTGAAAGCAGTACCGTGCCCTCTTCCGGTCTTGCCTTCGACTACCAGTGTGACGCGCCCCACATTGTGGCGGCGTTCCAGCAGGCCTACGGCATCGACCTGACCCGCGAAAAGGTGCACTGGTTCCGCTTCCGGGCACTGTTCGCGGCCCTGCCGGAGGATACCCTCATGGCAAAGATCATGAGCTGGCGCACCATGGACCTGTCCGAGTACGAGGGCAGTATGCGCGACCGCTACGCCGACCTTCAGGAGCGCTTTGCCCTGCCTGCTGAGCTGAGAGGGGGTGCCGCCCGTGTCGTGTCCGTCGAAGAGCATGACGCTGCGTTCCTTGCGCGGTTCCGGCACTAGCCGCGCCCCGGTGCCCTGCCCCTATTGCGGCCGGGCGCTGCCGGTGTGGGCAGAAAATGCCGCATCCGCCCATGGCCTGTGGGTAAAATGCAAAAATCCCGCCTGTAAGCGGGAGGTAGAGATCAAGTTATAACAGCCTGTGCCCTTGTGCCCGCGCTCCGAATGAGAGGTGGACACAGTGGCATTTGATTTTGACGTTACCGGCAACACCAAACTGGATACCAGCGGTTTTACCAATGGCATTTCCAGCATGACGGTGGCTGCTGGTAATCTGATCGCTGACTTTGTAAAATCGGCCAGCAGCAAAATGGCCGAGCTGGTGACTTCCTCGGTCGATATTGGTGCATCGTTCGAGACAGCCCTTGCCAAGGTCGGCACCATCGCCGACACGAGCAAGGTCTCTGTGGGCGATCTGAACAAGCAGATCCTTGATACATCCGGCAGCATGGGCGTTGCCGCTGCAGACATTGCCGAAGCAGCCTATCAGGCCATCAGTGCCGGACAGGATACAGCAAACGCCGTAGCTTTTGCCGGACAGGCTTCCAAGCTGGCTGCTGCTGGCTTCACTTCCAGCAGTTCGGCGGTCGATATCCTGACCACCGCGCTGAATGCCTATGGACTGAGTGCAGATCAGGCCATCCATGTATCGGATGTGCTGCTGACCACCCAGAATCTGGGCAAAACCAGCGTGGATGAGCTTTCGTCCAGCATGGGCAAGGTCATTCCTCTGGCTGCAGCGTATGGCGTGACCGTCGAAAATCTGTCCAGTGGTCTGGCCGTCATGACCGCAAATGGTATTGCAACGGCAGAAGCCACCACCTACACCAAGTCCATGCTCAACGAACTTGGCGATGCCGGCTCTACTGTCGGCAAAATTTTGCAGAAACAGACCGGCAAGAGCTTTGCTCAGCTGAATGCTGAGGGCAAGAGCCTGGGCGATGTTCTGCAGATTTTGTATAAGAGCGTCGGCGGCAGCAGCACTGCCTTTGCAGGTCTGTGGTCGAGTGTGGAAGCAGGCACCGGTGCATTGTCACTGGCATCCGGCGGCGCTGAACATTTCAACGATGTGCTCAGCCAGATGCAGAACAGCGCAGGCGCTACCGAGACCGCCTACGAGACCATGACCGACACCTTTCAGCACAAGGTGGAGACCATGCAGACGGCTGCCCAGAACTTTGGCATCACCCTGTATGACTCGCTGGAATCCTCTCTGAGCGATGCCACTCAGTGGGGCACAGACTGTCTCACCCAGCTGACCACCGCCCTGTCTGAGGGCGGGCCGGAAGCCATGCTGGCCGCTGCCGGTGAGATCATCTCCGATCTAGCGGCAGGCATTGCCGAGCAGCTGCCCGGGCTGATGACCACCGGCGTGGAGATCATCACCCAGCTGGCCCAGAACCTGACCGACACGATGCCTGCCATGCTGGACACCGGTGCTGAGGTTCTGGCAGCCCTCGCGCAAGGCATCATCAATGCCACTCCCGCCCTGCTCACCAGCGCCACCGAGATCATTGCAGAGTTTATGCTCTACCTCGGCGACCACGCAGACGAGATCATGGACACCGGTATGCAGCTGCTGGAGAGCCTCGTCATCGGCATCACCGATAACCTGCCCCAGCTCATCACGGCGGCAGCTGCCCTGATCGCCAACTGGGCAGCTGCCCTGATCGCCCATCTGCCGGACATCCTCAAGTGCGGTGCAGCTATGCTGACCACGCTGGTGGACGGTATTGTCTGCAGTCTTGAGAATCTGGCGGAGGCCGCCCTCGCCTGCGTGGCAAAGCTGGTGGGCGTGTGGGACGGCAGCATGGACGAGTGGGGCCATATCGGCGAGAACATCGTCAGCGGCCTGCTGAACGGTATCAAGGGCGCATGGAACAGCCTGGCCAAGTGGGTCAGCAACGGCATTAACGGCCTTGTCTCCGGGGTCAAGGGGCGGCTGGGCATCCACTCCCCGTCCAAAGTCTTTGACGAGATCGGCGTGCAGGTTTGCAACGGTCTGGCGCAGGGTCTCGACCGCGGAAATAAGAAGGTCAAGGACGCAGCCAAGACCGTGGTCGCGTCCGTAACCGACAGCGCCACCACCCTCACCAATGGCGTGGCCAAGACCGTGGAGACCGTCACGGAACGGATGGCGAACGGTGCTACACAGCAGAAACAGACCATCACCGAGACTTCCCGGCAGATGGTGGATGGTGTGCTGAAGGACATCAAGACCGTCACCAGCATTGCTGCGGACGGCACCAAGACCGTCAAGCAGACCATGGAGACTGTGCGGGAGACCGCCAAGACGGTCACTTCCACCTTCGAGACGCTGGCAGACGGGGTCAAGACCACCACCCAGACCGTCACCGAGACCCTGACCGACGGCACCGAGACCCAGAAGCAGGTCATCACCGAGGTCTACGACGACGTAGTGGACGGTGCCCTTGTGACGGTGGAGAAGATCAAGACCGTCGCCGCCGACGGCACCGTGCAGGTGGCCGAGCAGATCAAAAAGTCCAGCGCAGACACCTTTGACGGCCTGTGGAAGGAGCTGCAGACCGAAGCAGACAGCGGCATGCTTGGCATCTTCGATGATCTGTACACCGCCGTCAAGAATCAGGACTGGTTGGGCATCGGCAAGTGGGTGGCGAGCACCATCTACGGCGGTCTGACTGCCGACCAGAAGAAGCAGGTCAATGATTTTGCCCTTGGCATCGTGACTAAGCTCAACAAAGCGCTGGGCGGTGCCCGCGATCAGCTGGTGCAGGGAGCTATCGACCTTGGCGGGCAGATCGTGAACGGCCTGACCGGCGGCTTCTCTGAGGTCTGGCAGCAGGCACAGGGCCTTGGTTCCACCCTCGTGTCGGTCTTTCAGGGCCTGCAGGGGCCGCTGAGCACGGCGGCTCTCGCCATCAGTCAGGGCCTGAGCGGCGGTCTGCTGTCCAGCTTCCCCACCATTTTTGCGGGCGTCGCTTCCCTGATCGGCGCGGTCGGTGCAGCCTTTGAAGGCCTGCTGACCGCAATCTCCGCCGCGCTGAGCGCGACCGTTTTCGGCATCCCGATGGGCCTGATCGTGGCAGCGGCAGCGGTCGCGCTGGGCGTTGCCATTGCGGCCATCGTGGGCAGCATGGGCGGCTCCAAAAAGAACGTAAGCCACGGCGGCGGTTCCTCTGGCGGCGGTTCCTCCGGCTCCGGCAGCATGGGCAGCGTGGACATCACCACCGGCACCGGCAGTCTGGAAGATGCCATCAACGCCAACACCAAGGCGCTGGAAAAGACAAACTCTGCCCTTGCCGATATGATCCGGCAGGCGGGGGCGCTGGTGCTTTCCGACAACATGCGTCTGGGCAGCACCGTGGCTGCATCCGGCACCGCACAGGTGGTGTCCGCTGCCAACAGCTACCACCGCGAGGGTGATACCAACATCACTCAGAACATTTACAGCAAGGCCCAGACGGCGGCAGACCTCCAGCGGGAAGCCCGCTGGGAAGCCGACAAGGCCAAGGCCCGCAAACGATGAAAGGAGGACACTATGCTCTTTAAAGATCATCTCAAGATCGTGACAGATGCCGGTGCCGTCCTGCATCTGGGCTGGGACTACGACGCTCCCTACTTTCTCGACCCGCTGAACGGGGTGGATGTGGACCTGCAGACCGCGCAGGGCATCAATCAGATCGGGGCAACCGTGGAGGGGCAGAGCGTCTCCGGCGTGTCCCGCACCCTCGATGTGGTGTTCTGGGGCGCGTATGCGCTGGACAATGCCCGGGCGTTCAGAAAAAAAATGCCCTACTTCACCAAGGGTACCCTGTACTTTGGCGACCACTATTTCACCCGGTTCGTGCTGCAGAAAACGCCCTACTTTTCCAGCTACACGCCGAAGCCGCGCTGTTCGCTCATGCTCTACAGCGAAAAGCCCTTCTGGTACGATCTGAACGCCGTCAGCAGCGTGCTGGGCGGGTATGAGAAAGCGTTCCGTTTCCCCGTCTGCTACGACAGCCACATCTACGGCATCAAGCGGGACGGCACGGCGGCGGTGCTGCGCAACGACGGTTCGCTGCCGGTGCCCTTCACGGCCACCCTGCGGTGCGACATGCCGGTGACGCATCCCAAGGTGGTGGATCTGCAGACCGGGGCCTTCATCGGCTTTGACCTGACCCTGCAACCGGATGAGACGCTGGAGATCTACCGCAGCACATCCGACCGGCTGGCCTGCACCCTGACCCGGGCAGGCGTGACCGAGAACATCTTTGCAAAGCTGGACGAGGACAGCACCCTCACCGAGCTGCAGCCCGGCGATAACGTGCTCTCCATGCAGGCGGAGAACGGCTCCGGCTACCTGCAGGCATCCGTCAGCTTTTACCCGATGGAGGCGGGCATCCTGCCCGAACCGCTATGAGAATAGACGTTTTGGACGCAGACACCCTTGCCCGCGTGGGCTGGGTGGACGTGTGGGTGTCCCTCTACTGGGACAGCCCCTATTACTCCGAGGGCAGTTTTACCCTTGAGGTGCGCCCCACCACCGAGAACCTGCAGCTTTTGCAGGAGGGCCGCTGGCTGGTGCGCAGCGACGAGAACCCCCGCATCCCCATGCGCATCTGCTCCCGCGCCAACCAGAACGAGGACGCAAACCTTGTGGTGTCCGGCTACCCGGCAACGTGGCTGCTGACCAAGCGGGTGTCTGCGGTGAGCGTCAAGAACCAGAACGCGGAAGCGGCCATGCGCAGCCTTGTGAGCGCCGCAAAGCCATGGCCCCGCCTTGCGCTGGGCACCGAGTACGGCTTTGACACCACCTTTGAAAAGCAGACCTCCGGCGGCAGTATTTTCGACTACTGCAAGACCATCGGGCAGGCGTGCGATCTGGGGTTCCGCATCGTGCTGGACGGCAAGGGCAGCAAGAAAAAGCTGCTCTTCGAGTGTTTCCGGCCCACCTTCGACCCGAACCACAGATACAGCCCCCGGTGGGGCAATCTGCTGAATGCCGGGTGGAGCTTTTCTGATACCGATTACGCCAACGTGGGCCTCGTGCAGGGCGCTGGCGAAGGCGACGAGCGGGCCACCGTCTGGGTGGGGGATGTAAACGCCACCGGCTCCGACCGGCGGGAAATGTACATCGATGCCCGGGACGTGCAGCCGGAGGACGGCGAGACCAGCTCCAGCCAGAGCTATCTGGAAAAGCTGGCCGACCGGGGCGGCGAAAAGCTGCTGGGCCAGCTGCGTACCGGGTCCATCGAGTTTGACGTGGACGATGATACCCTGCAGGTGGGCGACGTGTTGAGCGCCAGCCTGCCGCAGCTGGGCTACACCGCCATGGTGCGCGTGGCCGACATCATCACCCAGAGCGAGGACAGCGGCACCACCCGCACCATCCGGCTGGGCACGCCCAGCTGGCACAAGACCTGAAAAGGAGGACTTTATGGCTGATATCATCACTTACCCCGAAAACGGCATTACCTACGATGCCGACGACGCTTCGGGTTACCTCGCCACCCGCCTGAGCGGCGTGTACAGCGCCGAGGAGGATTTCTCCGTCACGGCACAGGGCGGCCTGAGCGTACAAGTGAGCGCCGGTCAGGCATGGGTGCGCCCGGCACGGTTCAAGGGCCGCAGCATCATCATGGAGCAGCCCACCACCGTGGTGCTCACCGAAGCGGACCCTGTACGCAGCCGCATTGACCGCATCGTGCTGCGCTACGATGCCGCCGCCAAAAAGACCAGCCTGCAGGTGCTGGAAGGTGTCCCGAATTCTGCCGGGCCTGCTGCCCCGGCCATCACCCGCACCGAGCTGATCTACGACCTCTGCCTTGCCGAGATCAAGCGCCCTGCAGGCTCCACCGCCGTTACCGCCGCCGACATCTACGACACGCGCGCAGATGAGACCGTCTGCGGCGTGATGCGGGACGGTGTGCATGGCATCCCAGCGGCAACGCTCATCCAGATGCTGCGGCAGAAGATCGCAGAGGTGGACAATGGCAGCTTTTATACCCGTGCCGAGGTGGATGCGCTGTTGAAAAGCTTGAAAAGCGTGGATCCTTTTCCCGTGGGCAGCATCTACCAGAGCACCGCACGTACAAGCCCTGCCGCACTGTTCGGCGGTACATGGCAGGAGATTGCGC